AGATTTGGACGAGTGTTTGATAAAAGTAAGAGTAAGAGAAATATTGAAATATATTATTATTATGAGGTGAAGCAGGAACGGTAAAACTTTGCGAAAAGTCGGTGAATACTTTTGATATGTCCGAAATATTCTGAACGCTGGAATTTACATTTATTTGTTCATCGTTGAATAATTCTACTTGAACACCTTCAACAAATAACCCGACTATCCGTTTCATATTACGTTGTTAATTACATTATACGAAAACTCGAATTCTAAACTGTAGTTAATCATTTTTGTGTTTATATTCTTGAATAACTCCGTGCTTTGTGTTTTTAAAGTAGCAGGTAAGCTATTGATTAAGATTCTTTCGCTTAACATAAGTTGTTTAAGTAAATCGTTATAGCTTTCGTTTACCCAATCCGTGTTTACCTTTATTGAACTTTTACCGTTTGTGTTAAAACTTTTTGTTTGACCTTCTAAAGTGCTGTAATTAGTTATTGAAGACTGCATTAAATTATATTTCGTGTTTTCAATGCTTAATGTGTTGTTAGAAGTCGCATAAAAATAAGTCCTTTGCCATGCTCCATACTTGTTTACAAAGTCACATAACACCGCTTCGTATTTACAATTTTGATTAGGCTCAAGGTAAGCAGTCCAAATTGTTATATTAGAATTATCTAAGATTTCTAATTTATTCCCATCAGCGTAATAATTTTCGTAAACTCTTGGGACATTTGTAAATCTATTGTTTGTTAAGTTTTGAGTAAACGTAGCTCCTGTATTTAAATTCGTGTATTTAGCTTTATACCCAGTTGTGGCATAAACTGTAACATATCCTGCTCTTCTGCTTAATGTTGTACTTGGGTTTTCCCCATCGTAATAATAACTGAACGTTCCTTGTTCGTGTAAAATATCATAAAATAAATTAGGGTTAGTTCCCTCTTCATAATATCCAAAACCATCGTATGCCTTTAATGTTGTTGTGTTAAGCAAAGTATAAACGCCGCTATCTAATTTGTATCTTTTATAAACTACATTACACCATTGCTCGTTTGTAGCTGCCGGATAAGTGTTATATATTTCAGACCTTGTTTCAAATGATATGTATTCACGAATGTAAGGTGAAATATTATAGTACGTGTTTACGTTGTTTGAAGCTGGAATTAATTTATCTAAAACATAAGAAGGGTTTGCAGGTGCTGAACCCGTACCATTCCATAAGAACAATTCTATCTTTGAACCTTCTTGACCCGATTCGGCTATTGTTACTATATAAGGTGAACGTGCAAAAATACTCATTTTATATTATTTAAGTTTTGGTTTAATATTGAATTTAAAAGCGTTTCAGCATCTAATCCGTATTTATCTATTAAGACATCAGGAAGTTTCTTAAATGCTTTCTCAAATGGCTTAGTAAAGAATAAAGAAGGTTTAATTCCGTATTTAAATATGCTTTTAGCTATTGCAAATTGTAATCCTTTTCTTGACTGAAATTTTCCTTTCATATCTCGTGGTGCAATACCTTTTTTTACTATCCATTTGTCAAACGCTTTTGGCGGTGGCATTTTAGATTTATAGCTGTATTCTGTATTGTATTTTTTGAACTTACCCGAAACCCCTTTATCCTGAAAGTTTCCGTACTCCTCCATTTCAAAGTAAACACCTATTGAATTTGGGAACTCTTTAACTTCTCCTTGTATTGATTTCGATAATTTACCAGACGAATCTTTCTTTAATCGTTTAAGTTCTGCCTTAGCTTCCTTAACAACCTCATCTCTGAATTTCTCTAATGCTTTTAGAGTTTCGCTCATTAATCGTAAATTACATCAAGTGTTAAAGTTCCTGAACAACCTAAAGCATTATACGCTTGTATTGTCATTTCCATTCTCACCCTTCCATCTCCATTGTCATAGCATATACCGTATTGTAAAAATGTAGCGGATTCTTGCACAGGTGGGTCTTGATTAAACATAGCTATCAAGTCTATTAAGTTAGGTTGGTTTTGTCCATATGAATAAGCTACAGGTTCTCCGTTACATCTATAAACTATTGAATTCATAAAGCTATCATTGAATTCAACAACTTGACTATATACGTTTACAAATGGAGAAGGAGAACAAATTGTCATTGAGTTAGGAACTAAGATATCTAAAGTCATTGTCCAACCTGCTAAGTAGTTTTCGAAGCGTTCTGCAAATGGCTCAACTGTTGCATTGCCGTCAACCATGAAATTGTCGCTGAATAAGTCTCCACGTCTTAAACTTTCGTAAAGTCTGTTTTGAACTGCAAACATTGTATTTAAAACGTCTTGTTCGTTATTGTCTCCGATAAATATATTCGTGTTTTCGTTCTTTGAAATGTCTACTATATCCATACATAAAATAGATACGTTAAAACGAATTATATTATTTTCAATTACACTTGAATTAACAATCAAATGAGCCAACGGAAATATCGTTTGTTTAGACAAGTCAACTGCAAATATATCGCCTTCCGTAACCGTGTTTATAAACGCATCATTGTCAAAGTGATTCTTTAACGTGTCCAATAAATTATAGTAATTACCCATGTTTTATTTTTCTATTTAATTCTCGTTGTTCAATTTCAGTTCTTTGTCGCTCGTAAGTAAGGTAGGTAAGGCACTTCCGTATTCCCAATTTGGTAACTTCGTCAAACTTTGTAACATCTCCTTTAGCGAGTGCATAGATAGAATTATACCATCCCCATTGCTTATTGAACTGAGCCCGTTCTGAATAATCGTGTTCAGTTCCTTGTTCTTCGTCATCTCCTGCTCCAAAGAGGTAAGAGTAGCTTGAACTAAGTCGTTTCCTAAACGATAAAAAAAAACCGAAGCAGCCATTGCAATATCCAAAGGAGCGTATTTCATTAACTCCGAGAATTCATCGGTTCCTGAATAAGGCATTATTTCGTATGTGTCTTTCGTCTTTTTGGTTATCGGTCTATATAAAACCGCCATTGCTTTGTGAAAACTTTCAATCTTTCCGATATTGTGGTCTAAGTCTACGTACTCACCGAAGCTCATATCTTCCAAATTAGGAATGAAACCGAACTCCATGTCTTGTATTTTAAACGTGGTTTTGAACTCCGTCTTTTGCTGGAATAATTCGTTAAAGTGATTCGCTAACCCAACAACATCACTCCATTTTATTTGAAGTACGTCTTTCATATTAAGACCGCAGAAAATTTCAATAGACTTTTGTGCTATTAACTCTTCATCGTTTGAACCCTCAACAAGTTTTATAAACTTTTGATAGTTCATTAATGGAATTTCACTAAGACTTGTTGGAATTACTATTTCCGTTTTCATATTTATATAACTTTATATTTGATAATTGTAGTAAGCTAAGGCAATATCGAACGCTTGACCTAACATTTTTGTGTGTATTCGTATTTTCATAGGGTCGTCAAACACTATTTTAACCCTAATACCTTTCTTTTCTTGGATATATTTCTCAACTATGTGCACCATCATCGGGAGGTCATCTGTCATTTGTGTAAATTAATGAATAAAATACTGACCATAATGAGGGTTTACCCCTAAAACTTCCATTTCGTGGTATCGTAATCCGTCAATACTGTGGTTGTTGAAGTCAATAGGCTTGTTTAAACGAACGCCAGTTTTATCCGTATCCCAAATATACCCACGTAATTCTTTGATTAGGTTGGTACTGTTTGACGTTACTAAATATTCTTGGCTTTGCATTATTTGAATACCGAAGTTTATTGAGTCCTTGCCTTTTGTTACGCCTTTTATCGTCTTTCCGTAGCGTCTTATTTCTTCGATTGACTTAGGTTCTGAGCTGTCCGCATATATCGGACAACTGTCAGGAAGTATTTTAGCAATATCGCTGTTTATCATTCCGGTACGATATACAAGTTCGTTTAATATTCTTTGACCATTCCATGTATAAACCTCAACTGCTGCCGTTGGGTCGTTCGTGTAACCAAAGTCTAAACCAATACCCACTAAACGAGCATCACTCGGCAACTGATTAATCTGTTTCCAATTAGAAAATATAACACCCTCAAGCATTCCGATTTCACCTAAGCCATATACCCGCCACCAATTACTCCAGTAAGTGCTTGTAGCTGCTTTTAAACGATTCTTTTCTATTTGTTCAACTATACTATTATCTAAGGCTTCGTTATCCTTGTACGTAAGTATTATAAAGTCTGCGTCGGGTTCGTCTTTTAGTTCCGTATGTACCCAAAACTCATTTGCTGGATTGAAGTCTAAAAATACTTCTTTTTTAGTCCGTATAGCAAGTTCATTGTAAGACTCAAAGGTAACATTATTGCATTCGTTAATATAAAGAATGTCACGCCGAGCACCACGTAACTTAGAGCTATCATCCGCACTAAAAAATTCAATAAAACTTCCATTTGCAAATTCGTATCTTAAAAGTGATTTATTAAAACGTTCATCAAAATAACGACCAGTGTCTTTCATAATACGTAAGAAGTCCTTTAAAGCACCTCTTCGTAAATGTGGTATTGATTCAGCTACTACACTTATTTCAGTTCGTGGAAATGTAGCGGCTTTTGTAATTAATACAGGCAATATTCCATAGGTCTTCCCTGCCGAAGTTCCGCCCTGAATTATTTTTATTCGTCTTTTTAACGCATTAATCTTTTTAATTGCTGTCGTTATTATCATCTAACTTAAATAACGGTTGTTCAATGTTTGTTTGTTCTACTTGTTCTTTTAAGTTGTTTAAACGCTGAGTTATACTTGGATTGTATTGCCCTACCATACCTCCTTCTATTTGGTCTTTGCGTATTTCTTTGCGTATACGTGAACAGATGGGGATATATTCTGAATATCTTTTATCCACGTTTTTAAAATATTGTTCTACTTCACCTACTTCATTCCAGCAATAAATTTCAAAGCCTTCCATAGTTAAAGGACATTCTAAGGGTTCTACTCTTTCTTCAAAGTCTTTACCTCCGTGTATTATTTTTATTCTTGGGTTCGCCTTTACGTTGGCTTTATACTTTTCAAATAGTCCGTATAGTTGTTCAGGGCTATCTAAGTTTCTTGGTCTTCCTACTTTTGCCATAATTCGTGTTTTAATTAGAATTGTATTGATATGTGTTAAATTCGTCTTTTGTTACTGCGTGTATTTCTAAAGAGTAAATTTTATAGTCTATAAAAACACAGTAGTTTATTTCTGCTACTTTCATTATTAACCTTAGAGCGTTCCAATCTGACTTATGTTTACTTGGGTTCATAAATACAATATAGTAATCGCTGGTTAATGTTAGGCTCAATTTTCGTTCGTGTTTTTGGATAGATTCTCTTCATAACTTGTTGAACAAACTGCTAATCTTTGGTCCGTGTTTTCAAACTCACTTACCATTTTGTCATCGGTCATACATCTTTGAATGAACTCCGACTTTGTTTCTTTACTTGTTGGCTTAGGAATCGGCATCTTCGTATGTGTTATAAACTTGTTTTAATTGGTTTACTCTTTCTAAAATACAGCTTCCGCATGAAGTTGGTTCGTTACGTACTCCAAACACTCTTGAATGAATTGCAAGTATTGTTTTTTGTTCACTTGGTTTTATTGCTTCCGCCTTTTTGTCAAACCATTCTTTTAACCAATCGTATTCAGCTTGTTCTAAACACTTCGCCTTTCTGTACGGAAATAACTCATTTAACTTTGCTTTGCGTTCATCGCATCCACAGTCTTCTCCTAATAACCATTTAGCAACCTTTGCTACTCCAGTTACTTCAAGTACCTTTTCAACGGTATCGCCTAATCCTTTGCTTTCAGCTGCTAATATTTCAGCTTTTGTTCGTCTTTTTCTTGCCATGTTTTTATTTTAT